TTTATAGAATTTATAGAAAAACAAAATGGTAAATATGTATTGGCATTTGGAACATTACTAGGTTGTATTCGAGACCAAAAAAGAATTTTATGGGATGATGATTTTGACATTTTTATGTTTGAGAAAGATATGAAAATATTCAATGATCAAGTTGAATTTTATTTTACAACTGATAAACATGTCATATACAAAATTTCACATGGATATTATAATTATATAATAACAAAAACTCCGTATTACTTTTATCAGGTTTGGAGTGTTGATATTAGTAATAATAAAATAATACATAAAACAATGGATATTTTTTGTGAGATGTATTATAGAATATACAATCTTCCCTGTCATACTAACGTAACCACAAACATTTTCAATGGAACATCATATAACATACCTTACAATTTTAATATTTTTTTACATCGTCGTTATGGTAATAATTATATGAATGAGTATGTATGTTGCAATCATCTTATAGCAAGCATATATTTAGATAAAAATAAAGATAAATATTTAATAATGTCTAAAGACGAATATAACTCTTTTTGTTAACTACTTCCTGGTAATCTCGTCACCAATTTCACCGAATGTCTTGATAGCATCCCGAATACACTCCTTCAAATGTCCTTTGATGGTCATTAGGTCAACTGGATTCTCATATGCAATACGAATAATACTATAACTATCATGAGGATGCATCTTCTTAAACCCACAATACGTCAATACCTTAGTCTCGTAATACTTGGCATACAAATAGTACTCCAACGTCTTGCCAATCGTATAATCTTCGTTATCCAGAATAATATCATATGAATTCTTCATAGTAGACTGCGAAGGCTTGATCTCCATCTTATCTGTGTCAATCAGCACATCAATTCCCTTAAACGTCTCATTCAATACCTCAACAGCCTTCTGAACCAACTCTTCATTCGTAAATACCCCGACAGATTGCAGCTTAAAATCAAAACTATCGGGCTTGTAAAACCGCATTCCATCCAACAACCTCCAATTCTTCGTCTCAAACTCAACATCCTTTTCCTCATTTTTCCAATCAATCATCTTTTTAGCAAGAGCATCCTCAACTGCAGCTTCATCCGGTGTCATCCCATACGCACAAGTGGACACCATGTTAAACGCGGCATCCTGCTTGGCGTTCCCAATTGACAAGTCACAGCTCATGTGAATCTTCTCACCTGGCAACTCCTCAGATACCTTAGGCCTGAGGCGAACAAAGTCGATGTAGTGTCTTGTCTGGTCATTCATGGGGAATATTTCCGAACTATCCACCGGCTTGTCAGTCGTCTTGTCAATCAAGACGAAATCCTTTGTGGTAACAAACATTATCATATCAGTAGTATTCTCGACATTAACCTCGACCCTATACTTATCAATTGGAAACGTATCAACATCCTTGATATGTATCGGAATACAACTCAGTCTCATTTTGATAATCTCGTTGTTTAGACGAGTTGTATTTGTATAAATCGTAGCCTTACTCTTTTCATGTGGAGACGTTCTAAATACGATAGAATTGATATCAGACAACATCGTACGCCGTAAAGCATTCGCAACACTGACATTTACGCCACTAAGCGTGAACGAGAGGACATCATTCACAGACGAGGTAATTTTCACTTGTGGAGCCATATTAATTTAGTATATTATAAATCTGTGGTATATATTTAATTCAATTTTTAATGAGTTAAATATATTTTTCGATAAACTAATAATAAATTATAGCATGTCGTATATTTTGTACTATAGCAATTATTGTGAACACTCAAAGAAATTATTACAGGCACTTGGAAAAACAGAACAAAAGGATATGCATTTCATCTGCATCGATAAACGAATAAAGGAAAATGGCAAAACATATATCGTAATGGAATCAGGACAAAAAATAGTTATGCCAGAAAATGTAAATCGTGTCCCGGCACTCTTATTATTGACAAAAGGGTACAAGGTATTGTATGGTGAGGCGATTATGCAGCAGCTCAAACCTAAGCATGAGGCAAACGTGCGACAAGCAACCCAAAACAACATGGAACCATCTGCATTCTCATTTGGAGCAGGATTCAGTAATGTCACATCGGACAACTATAGTTTCTTGGATTCTGATGCGGAGGCGTTAAAGGCTACTGGAAATGGCGGTACAAGACAAATGCACAATTATGTTGATCTTAATTTTAGCGACCAGATAAGCACACCGGTAGATGAAGCGGATTACAAGAAGTCCAGTAAACTACCAGAAGGACTAACGGTAGATCAATTACAACAGCAGAGAGAACAAGAATTTCAAAAGGTTGCATATAGAACAAAGTAATAAAATAATTTGTTGTATACAGATAAAAACTAACGTATAACTTTTGACCTTTGACGTTTATTCTTCTTACGTGTTTTATTTTTTCGTTGTTGTTTTCGTTTGGTTTTACCACCACGTCCACTAGAACTATTTGTCCCCTCCTCCTCCATATCTTCAGTAATGATTCCTCTTGTAATTAAGTCTTGCAATTGAAGTTTTGGAGTAGAATTTATAACCATAAATTGTTGATCGGGATCCAGATCTTCGAACATAATACTTCTATTTACAAGTTGATCCAATATATTTTGTAACGATCTTTGTTGAAGCGAATAATTTACAGAAATAGTTTGACTTAATTTTATGTGTATATCCTCTTGAGCTCTCTGGATATATTCATTAAGCTGACGTATTCGTTCTTGTGCTGACATTAAAGTAAGTTGAAGTTGTTGTAAATCTGCAATAGATTGATCAGCTTCTTGAGATAATTGACCAGGATTCAAAAGACTTCCGTCTTGCCTATTATGGATCTCCTCCATTCGACTCATAGCCTCATCCACGATGCCGTCAACACTTTCTTGAATACTAGGTAAACTATTATGTATATCCTCCGTATCACGATGAAGTTTTTGCATGTTAGTAGGAGGTTTAATTTGACGACCAGATTCTCTCACTAATCCTCGTGATGGTACCTGTGGTACAGGAACCCCAACGTCTTCTTGTCTACCATAAGCACCCCTATCAATAGGATTATAAAAGGCAGCTTCAGATTCATCAGAAAAAGGATAATATTTATCGACATCGACCTTCCTTTTTTTACCAGACATACTATTAACCAATATTTTATAATAAAAAACACTAAATAAGAATCAGATAATGCGTTAATAAATATATTTAGAAAAATACCATATATTTATTACAATGGCAGCAAACATTTTACAAGCATTCAATGATCATTTCTTTGAATTTGTTAAGGATGTAGAAAATGTTTTTCCAAACGACGAAGACATTCTAGTTGCCAAGAACTCACTTATAACAATTCGCAAAGCAAATCCAAAGATGATTATCAAGATTTGGACGCAATTCGTTGTCGGTAAATACAAGCCGGAGATTGAGAAGGGCGACATTGATTTTTTCATTAACAAGGATTATTCAGAGGATATTGGCGATACTAGCAGTTCGAGTTATATTACAGATGCGATTGATCGATTCCGATCTCCTATCAAGCAGATGAAGCCAGATGATCAGAAAAAAGCAATGAAGTATATCCAGAACCTTACGAAACTTGCTGATATTTACAACTCGGGTAAGTAAATTAGTAAACACATAAAATATAACCATATAACCATCTAATTAATGATTACAAAGTTTACCCTTCAACAAATGTATTTCATCTGCCACAATTTCAATAGGTGTAATCATTTGTTTTGAAATAATCAAATGATTCTCATCAATAAGCAAACCCTTTTCATATACAATATTAATGTATTCCTGTGCATATTTGCATGTAATTACAGCGTTGTCTAATATACGAAAGAACGGGTTTATCACACCACCAAGTAGAACGCCATCGTATTCATTTTTTAGCAAACCAATATCGTTATTCATCTTCTGAATTATATCTTCGACATCAATATATGTTGAACTTTTGAGTTTACTCGCGTGATCAAGTAAACTTAGCAAGAGGTAAATGTTACTTTGTATATTGCTCATTTGTAATATTTAATATTTCACATTATATGTCAAATATTAATCATTTTTTAAATATATAAGAGGTTTAGTGCCATATTATAAACTCATATATTATAATGGAAGAATCAAAAGAAGACTTGCCTCTACTGACTGAAACTAAAGAAGTAGAACTACCTCCTCCCCCACCCAAAAAGGTCCTACCAAGTTTAAAAGAAGTTATAGAACAGACAAAGTCTGATTCACCCTTTGTCTCGTCGAAGATAGAAAATGAAGATAGTAATTTTGTTGTCGTCACATATTGGTGGGGTAGAGGAAATCTAAATAATAATACAGCCAGACCTTGTGTTTCATATTATGAAGATCTATTTAAGAGGATTGAAAAGGTATGTGTTGATACAATGCTTACAATTAATCAAATGGCTAAGAAACCTGCAAGGTCAGAGTTAGAAGGCCAAGTTGAAGAAATAAAAGCTGATTTAGAAGGACAACTAGAAAACATAACAAAAATACCACCCCTTTATAATCTTTTGAAAAAGAAAACTGAGGATTATTACACTGAGATTTATTCGTATTTAAATTTTCCAACTAATTCAAAGGAAAGATGTCTTATGTTAGAAAAAACTAGTAGCCTTCTTGAAGAATTGAAAAAGACAAACAAAACGCCAGAAGGTTACACATACAAATTTAAAGAAGACATATTTATGTTATTACTATTTATAACAACCGAGTTTATTAGATTGAACAAAGCAGATATTATTCGTTTGTACGAAATAAAAATGGAGGTAGCTGATATAAAAAGCCAATATTTGAATAGAGTTAAGCCGGTAGGAGTAGAAGCAGACACCCAAAGCGTTAAAAAACAAATGGATGAGTATAAAAAAAAACTAGATATTCTTAACAAGGAAAAATCTGAAGTTTCCAAAAAAATAAAGTTATCACCGAGAACAAAAAATATTTATACAATGATTAAAATGACACCAGATGATAATAAAGGAAAATCAAAGGATATTTTATTAGGTATAATGCGTAGTCGAGAAGATTTTCAAGACAAGTCACTCAATGAAATATTAGTACAGGAGATGAGATATTTGAACCCGTTGAAATTTGAGGATATGTTAAAAAACTGGGGTGATAAATGTGCTGAGAATAAATGCAATTACATGTCGGTTGAATATCCACGATTTACTGAAGATGGAGGTTACCAAATGGCTATCAATGCAAAGCCGTTATTTATTCAAAAAGCTCTTGAGTTGTGTGGTGGTAAATCAGTTTTGTACATTGATGGTGACATGATGATTCGAAAGTATCCAAAAATTTTTGACTTACCAGATGTTGATTATATGGCAAGAGGTTGGCACATGGACCCGCGTTCAAGTTATAAATTGGACGAAAGTATAACATATGACCCGTATTCATTTGAAACATCTGGTGGAACTATGTTTTTCTCTAATTCGCCAGAGAGTAAAGAATTACTAAAAATGTGGATTAGCACGTCAGATTCTTCTTATCAGGTAGGTAAGGCGGATGACAGAATTATATCACTGATAGTTAATTCGAGAAAACTGCTGTTAAAGATGAAGATCATTCAGTTACCTATTGAATACTTGTGGCTTACATTGGACTATAATGACAGGTTAATTGAGACAGAAATATATGACTATGATTTCAAAAAGATGGACTCAAGCATATTCATCGATCATCCAGAATGCTTGACAAGTGAAGACACTGCTACATCATCTGGTTCATCTAGTGACAGAACC